AAGCTCGTTTCTTGCTGCAGACTTCTCCGCTACGTGAGCAATTAAGAAATCTGAAAAGTTCTTAGGTAGGTTGTCGAATGCAGAATACCCCATTTCGATAGCTTCCCAGTCAGAACGGAAATCAGACTTACACAAAGAAAGGTTAATTTGTAAATCTTTTGGCTCTAAGATACGCTCTGTAAGAGTCAAAGTTGATGTAGGGTCGAAGTCGCAAGAACCGTCTTTTACGATGTCGTCAATACCTACTCTTTTAAGTACTTCTTTGTACTTTACGTTTTGCTTAACCGTAATAAGGTTGTTAGCAATTGTTGGCGCTGGTAAAAGCGCAGCAGCTACATACTTACCCGCGAACTCTCCCGAATAACTTGTAGTAATGTTTGTTGTTGTTGCCATTGTTATTTATTTAAAAATTATTATTTACTAATTAAGTCGTAAACCATAGACTTCAAAGACTGCTCTTTTTTGTTAAAAGAAATCTGCTCTCTAGGTTGTGCGTTCTCAGGGTTATGTTGAATAGGCTTAGAAAGTTCTACCTCTTCTGTAGTTTCCTCTTTTTCGTCCTCTTTAGAAAGTTCTGCTAAAATCTGAGCTTTCAACTCAGCAATTAAAGACTCTCTTTCCTCAGCTGAGAAATACGTTTCTTTAGATACTGACTCAACTACTTTTTTAGCTACAGGTGTAGCATTTGGCTCTTCGCTAGCAGCTACCTCTTCCATTTCTTTTTCCTCAGCTTCTACCTCAGCAGCTTCCTCTTCCATTTCCTTTTTCTCGAAAGAAGCAATAATTCCCTCTTCTACTACTTTAAGAATCATGTCTTCTGCCATTTCGTACTCTCCTACAGGTAAAGGAATACGCTCGTCCTCATTAACGATAAATACAGGCTGTCCCGCTTCGAATGCCTCAGCTTCTAAAGCTGCTTGTCCGTCCGCTGTTAAAATTTGCTCTAGCTTTACTTCTACGGCTTTTAAACCTATTTTACGAAGTAGCTCGTTTACTTGTTCTTTCATTTTTATTTTATTTATTATTACTATATACGTTTTATTTTCTGTCTGTTATAAATTTAACTAGAAACGCGGGTAATAGTTCGCGTTGTGTCCTCGTTTATAACGTTTGAATTATTAGTGCTTGAAATAGGTGCAGATGTCTCAGTTTCTACCCTGTTAGTGTCCTCGTTTACGACGTTTGAAGTATTACCTCCTACAGTGCTTCCTATTCCTTGCGCTCCTATAGTTCCGTCGCAGCATTTACGACTATAAGTCTTGCCGTCTTTACACAGGCAACCTCTACGCCCCCCTCTAGGGCTTGTTCTACTAGGTGTATTCATCTAAAACATTGTTGGTTTTTGATAATAGGTCTGTATTAAAATACCTACGTTAGCAGCTGCTATATCTATATCTACTCCTGAGTTATTACGTAAAGCAAAGTAAAAGCCACCAGTCACAAAAGGGTCACTAGCCCCAGCTGTGTAAGTAATAAAATTAAATTGCTGTGCGCCCTCGTCTGCTGTTCTAAATACTAGAATTTCACTACCTATAATACTATTGTCTGCAAATCGTCTTAATGAAAGTGCTAAAGTTTGAGTAGAACCCCCGCTCGGTACAATACTAAAATTAACTCTAATATTATGCTGTAATCTTTGTCCCTCGTATGCTGTACCTACATAAGGTATAATAACATGGTCGCCTGTTCCCGCTATATCTAACTCGTCATAAGAAGTAGTACCGCTTGCTACTTTGTCTGTCGCATTATTAAAGAAAGTAAATCCGTTTGCTATTTCTCCGTCTAATAAAGCAACTGGAGCTGCTGGCGTTGTACTCCACTGAGTAGAGCCAAAGTTAACAGCATCCGTAGTTACTACGCTACCGCTGTCTAATAGTTGTGCCGCTGGGTTAGTGCCGTCTAAATAATATACTTTGCCGTTATAAAAGTACATCGCGCCCTCTTCATTTTTAATAGTTGAAGGGTCGTTAACTAGGTCTAGTCTTACGTTATACGCTGTGTTTTTAATGTCTCTTGCCATTTTATTTAATTATTTTTTTAAGTTCCTCGATTATCTCGTTTTCGCTGCTCATCTCTAAAGCTTCTAAGCCTTGGTAAATACCCTCAATAGAAAACCCTTTATAGTCGCCCGCTTTTATTTTCTCCCATTCGTTATCGTTGTATACTTTCATAGTAATAGCCCAACTTCCAACAGGAGCTTTAAGGTTGTATAACGCTGTTTTATCCTTGTCGGTGTCCTCAACTAGCCAACTTTCAATAACACTCACCCCAGTAACTGGTCGCTCATGTTCAGAAGTCACGTTATTAAGGTTTAACTTTTTCATAAATAGCTCAGCAGTTTTGTAGATAGTCTCTTTTGAGAAATATATGTTAAACTCCTTTTCTTTAATCTTACGATAAATGCGCTTCTCAGGTACTAAAGCAAGCCCTGTAACTATACGCTTTTCGTCGTCTACTACTTTTAACTCCATCTTATAACCCGACAAGGCTATAAAATTCTCCTCGATAGCGGGGTTTTCTACTAACGAAACGGCAAATACTCCGTCCTCGTTTTCGTCCTTAATGAATAATTCTACTTCTTGTAATTCCATAACTTATTTACGTTTAAAGTGTACTTTGTTGTATTTTGTTTCTTTCAAGCGACTGAGCCGAGGTAACATCTCCCGCTACTACATACGCCTGTAAAGGTTGCTGGCCTAGTGTCTGCGCTAGTTGGTTAGTGCCTGTGTTACCCACTACGTTAAAAGTCGCGGGGTTAGATAGTTCTGCGGGCGGGTTAGAAGCTCCAGCACCTCCACCAGCACCGCCTGAGCCACCGCCCTGGTATTGTTGTCTAGCAATAGTCGCCACGTTAGCAAGTCCAGCAGCAACCGCAGCAGCAGCAGCAATAAAAGGAGCAGCGGGGTTAGCAATACCTAACGGACTGGCAGCAGTCGAAGCAAAAGCAGCCGTAGCACCTTTATAAGTGTCTATAGTTGCTTGTGCTATACTAATAGCCTTGCTTATGTTAAAAGCTCTTCTTTGCTGTTCCTCGTTTTCGCCAGCGAACGCATTTACTAGGCTTCCTATTCCTTGCAAAGTTGCACCCGCTAAATCTAGCTTAGCGCTCTCTATTTCTTTTGCTCTTTGTAGCTCTTCGGCTTCTTTTAGTTTTCTCTCTTCTGCTTCTTTTTTAAGGTTTTCTACTATAGCAGCATAAAGTCTATTTGAGTTGCTTATTTTAGCATCTGTTATAACTATGTCACTTTGTAACTCCTCTACTTGTCTTTCTTGATTAGCTCGAACGAAACGACCTATAATGTCTTCCTGTTCTTTTCGCTTCTCTACATTTTTGTCTATCTCTTTAGTGTTTTTTTCTACAGCTTTAGTCTCATCCTCTGTAGCTCCTATACTTTCTTTAATAGCTGCTATTTGCTCTTTTGTAGACTTTTCTAACTCATCGTAAACATTAATTTTGTTTTCTGCTTCTTTTGTAGCTTCTTTAGTTCTTTGAGCTGCTAAAGTTTCTTTGTTTACTACATCGTCTAAACCATTACCGTAAGCAAATAAAGAAGTTAAACCATCGTACCAAGATTCATTCTGTCCTGTTTGAGCGTCTGTAGCGGCTTGTATTTTCTCTTTCATCGCCTCAGCTCGTAGCTCTGCTATTGCTTGCATTTGAGCGTTAAGCATAACTAACTCTGAGTTCAACTCTATAGCCTTGTTTAGCTCGGTTAAGCTTACCTCCTCGGCATCTATATTTTTAAGTAAGTCAGGGTAACCCTCTTGCAATTCTTTTACGGCTGCGTTCTTATCCTCTCTGCTTACCGTCTCATCGTTTATAGTACGCTGTAATTTGTCTAAAGCGTTAAGCTCTTCGCTTGCTATCTCTACCGCTTTATTTGCTACCTCGTTATATGCTTCCTGTTGTTTAGTTGTGCCTCTTAGAAATTCTGTTACCTTGTCCCAGTTAGCAGCTAAAGCCCCTACTACCGCTACTATTGCCCCTAACCCTGTAGCTATTAACGCTTTACCAAAGTTAGTCGTAGCAATAGTGGCTGCTTTAGTCCTTAAATTGTTAATTAATAACATCGCAGCACTCTCTTTTTGAAAGGCTGTTTGTAATTGAACAATACCACTTAATGCGCTCTGAGCAGCTTGAAGCTTTACCATAGTCTTCTGTAGCTGCTCGCTCTCTACTCCTGTAGCTGCTAAAACCCCTTGGTAAGCACTAAAACCAGCTAAGACTCCTGTTCCTACTCCTAAAACCCCTTGAAGATTTTTATTATCGTCTGCAAGTCTTTTAGTTTCGTTTTGCAAATCGACCATTTGGTCTTTAAGAGCTGATGCCTTAGCTAACGCCTCCTTACCTACTGCGCTTTCTCTACCCGCTTGTAAAGCTATAGTCTGATACGCTTGTATCTGTTTGTTTAAGTCTCGAAAGTTCTTAGGGCTAGTTGCTACTGTTTGGTCTAGGTCTTTGAGTTTCTTGTTTACGTCGTCCGTACTCATTAAAATCTCATCGAGCGACTTATTCGTTTTCTTTATCTCCTCAGCAGCCTTACCTGATGCTTTGGCTACATCGTTTAACTCCTGTTCTGTTTGGTTTAAACTTTTATTAGCTTGGTCTGCATCTACCTTTAATACTATTGTTTTTTCTATTGCCATGCTTTACGTCTTTTCTCTTGTTTCATTTTGCCCTTAATAGTAGTCTCGAGCTTGTATTTTCCTTTTGCTATGTCCACGTTTTCACTAACTGCGTGCCAGTCGCTCATCTTTAACAATTCTAGTATATGCTTCATTGCTGTAATTTGTCTAAGTTCTCTTGTAATAAATATCCGAAGTCCTCAGTTAATATAAACCCTACGCTTGAGCCTTGTGTAATTACATAAGGTTCGCTTTTATATAGGTTGTCGTCACCGTCGTAAAATTCTACATCGTAATAAGCAGACCTTGTGTTACCTGTTGCGTTCGCTGCTACGTCAAACTCTACGTTCACTTCGCCCGACTGCTTGACAAGTATTAAAGGTGTCGTAGTTATCCAAGGGTAAGGCGTTGCGGGTACGATAGACCAATAACCGCCCTTAATCGGTTTAACAGGTTTAATAGGTACAACTATAGGACCAGTAGGCACAGGAGGTAAAGGAGGAGCTGGAGGTGGTACAGTCCTAGGTTGTGTCACTATGTCAGTAATTAACTCAAGCGTTACTTTTCCCGTAGTTAACTGAGACTTCATTAAGTTAATTCTGTACTTTTTATCTCGTATTATTAGCGCATCGTTTAACTGAATCGAATTAAGTAACCTTAAAGGTAAATTAGTTTCCACCGTTACAACCCTTGCTTTATTGCTAAACAAGTTTTGTAAATACGCTCTATAATATATGTTATAAAGTGAATTACTAACAGGTTCTAAACTCAGCGAGCTTATCTCTTCGTTAAAGTTAATAGAGTAGTCGGCAGCGTTATAAAATATCTCCTGTCCAAAAGGCATATAGCTTGTAATCTCCTCAGGCGTTACTCCATTAGTCAAGTAAAAAGATACCGTCTTACTATCGTATAAATATAACATTACAGGAGCTGGTATGTAAGGCGTATAGCTAGGCGCCTCTTCTAGTGAATAGCTTACTTGTAAATCAGTATCTGTAAACTTATTAAATAGTAAAGTTTCAAAGGGTAGCTCTATTTTAAAATCTCCTCCGTCGTAGCCAAAGTAATTACGTAGCGTTCCGTATTGTAAGTTGTTTATGTCCTTGTACGCCTCGTTTAAAAAAGCCTTGCTCTCTTTCCAGTTAAACTCTATATTATTATACAGCTTAGGTCTGTCTATCTTTATTTTACTTACATCCGTATATTCGGTTATGTCTATCTCCTCGCCTAGGCTGTACCAAAACTCTAACGGCTCAACTTGAAAGGTGTTTTCATCTGTAGGATAGCACGTCAAGTTAAACATCCTAAGCACTCCCGAAAAGTAATCGCTTACTAACATATCAGGAGCAGACAAAGATATATTTAAGTCGCTGCTCATTGTGTTTCCTAAAGTCTCAAATTGACAAGTATACTCCGCTACTTCGGGAACGCTTACCCCTCCATCGTCAAATAGATAGCCCGCTACAAACTTATAAGCTATACTAAAATCGAAGTTTATAGGTGTGTTTTCCGCCCTTACCTCAAAAGTGTATGTATCGTTTAAGCCTGGCACGTTGTTAACAGAAGTAACAGGGTTAAATAACGTATCTCCTGAAGCTGCTATACTGTTTACTATTACTCCATTTCTGAAGACATCTAAATAGTAAGTATTCGAGCTACTCGTGTTACCTACATAAATAGTTATGCTATGCGCTGCATCTCCAAACCAGTTAATAAAGTTAGGAGGGTTAGGAGTAATAAGGTTTAAGTTTACATAGTTCACTCTTACCTCGTTTGTAAAAATACCCGCGTTCTGTCCGTTAAACTCAGTTATGCAAGTAGTGTTACTAGGGTTAAAAGCTAAAGGTAAAGCCGTAACATTAAAAGTAGGGGCGTCCGCATTTTTCCACCATGTATAAAGCTTCTTAAATCTGTTGTTCGTTAGAAAGTTCCCCGTAAATGTAACCCCGTAGGTGTCCTCTATTGCTTCTATAATTTTAGGCACTCTAACCGCTGGCTGTAACTCTGTGTAATTTATAGCTCCAGCACTTGTCTCTATATCGTTACTCGAAAGGTCGCCGTACTCCCAAACTCGCTCGCTAGAAATAAGCGGAAAACGTATATCCTCCTCAGCAGTCGAAGTAATACTATTCTTTACATTTGCATAGGTGTACTCAAAACTCAAACTGCTATAGTCTAAGTCTCTTAGCTTATCATCTCCGAAAAGGTCTTTAAGCGTTACCACATCGCCATAGAAAGTAATACTGTAGTGCTGTGCTTCGCCCTCTACTAACTCAGCACCCTCAAGCTGTATCTTACCTCTTCTGAAAGGCGTGTAGTTTATTTCTATTCTCGCTGGCTGTCTTTCCTTGGCTATAAAGCCGTCTTCTACATCGTTCTGATAGTAGTGTTTAAATATCTCATTATTACGCGGTGAAGCGGGTACAGTAAACTGCTGCGAAAAGTCTGTAAATACTTTCGCTATGTCGTTAATGTTTTGAATACTCGAACTTACTTCTATATTCTCATCGTCGAATAAATCTAGTATCTCATCGTTTATGTATATCTGTACCGTCCGCATTATATAACGTAGTTTAGTTGGTTATGGCTGTACTCAAACTCTACCCTGTAATTAATTAGCTTGTCGTTTATATGCTCCTGTAGTTTTACGTTTTGAGTTCTTAGCTTTACAGGCTCGTTGTCTAGCATTATCTTTTCACTTAATAACATTGCTTTCATTACGTTGCTGTAAGTCTCAGGTACGAAGCCTGTGTTCGCTGTTATGCTTTTTTTCGCGTTTCTGTTGAATACCTGTCTCCTGTTTTCGTAGATGTCGTAATTGATACTTGACGGCATTAAGTTGTATTCCGTTCCCGTTGCTTCGAAGTTACGCTCGCTCGCTTTAAAGAAAATTATTTGCTGCCATACTCCGTACTGGTTAATGAAGTCACAAACTAAAGGCGTGTACTTAGGTTCGCATATTGGCTCAAAAATGTAAGTACGTACAGGAGAACCAAACTCATATATATCTACTACGTTAGTTACTCCTATATGGCTAGGATGTACGTAAGGCACGAACTTAACTCCGTTGTTTAAGCTTATAGAATCTGTATTATTATAAACTGCATTAGTTAAACTACCTGAGACATTATTAAAGTAGATGCCTCCTCCGTTGCCTGTATCCTGTACATAGTAAGTGCCTTCATCTAAAAATACTGCGCTGTCTGTTATTCCGCTTGTGTCTCCAAGACTAGGATTATATCCTTGCTCGTAATATCCGAAGCCGTCAAAAGCTACATAGTCTGTAGTGCTGTTGAGTACCTCGTTTACGTAGACTTTTACTTGTATGTTACAATACTCATCGTTACCCGCTGCTGTTTCTACTGAGGCACTTGTAAACTTCTGAAAAGAAATGTACTCCCTACAATAAGGGCTTATATCAAAGTGCGCTGTTGTTGCTACTGAGCTAGGTATAACTTTGCTTAGTGTGTAAGTAGGTGTAATCGGTACACTTGAAGGGTTATTGTAAATATATAGTTCCGCTTTTACGACGTTTCCCACCGAGCTAGTCTTACTAACTATGTAAGGGCTGCGTACAAATATGCTAGTTGCCATTAGGTAAATTATTAGTTGTGAATGTTAAAAAGTCTTCTAAGTCTAAACCAAACTTCTCTATTAAGTCCTCAGGTAATCTCTTAAATGCTGCTTCAAAAGGTTTAGTAAAAAACATAGACGGGGCTATACCTCTAAAATAGATATTACTTGCGATTATCTGAGCCATTGTTTTATATGTTCCCTCTTTGAATCGTCCTTTATCGTCACGCAGTCTATAACCTCTTTTCTTTACCCATTTCTCTATGTTATTAACAAACTTACCCCACGTTCCTTTGTGCGAACCGCTACCGAATCTATAGCGACTGTTTGGCGCTTGTTGCCCTCTCTTTGTTCTATCACCTCCGCGTACTTTGCTAGGGTCTTTACCCCTTACACCTTCGTCTTGAAACTTACCGTAAGCCTCCATAAGAAACACTAAGCTAAAAGAGTTCTTTGTTACGTTTAAATCAAAGTCTAAAGACCTGTAAAGCTCCTTACTCGCGTTCTTACCTTTTCGCGTTAAGTTGCTACGGCTTGACTTAATTACCGCCTTAGCGAATTTACTAAGCTCTATTTTTACTTCATCACTTAACATATAGTCATATCGTTAGGTACTAAAATATCGAAGGTAACAGCCCAGCCCGCTAAGTAATTTTCAAACCTTTCTGTGAACGGCTCTATTGTAGGGTCTCCATCTATTCTAAAAGTTCTTACGTTGTCTCCTCTGTCGAATATCTCAAGCATACGAAGTGCCACAGCTAACTGAGTGTTTAATACGTCTTGCTCGTCGTCGTTTCCTCTGAATATATCTGTAGTCTCGGTTTTACTTTTGTCTACTATATCCATGCACATAACAGTAACGCTAAACCTTAAGGTGTTGCTTTCCCTGTTTACGCTGTTCACCATTATATGGCTTAAAGGAAAAATAGTCTGCTTGCTTAAGTCAACGTCAAATATATCTCCCTGAGTTACCGTGTTAACGAATACATCAGCGTCTAGCTGCGCCTTAATAGTTGTTAGTATGTCGTAGTATGCTGTCATCTTTTAAACTGTTTCTTTATCTCGTTTGTTTCTATTCTGTTTTTCTCGCTTTCAAAAGTGAGGTAGGTAAGAGCTGTTGAAAGTCGGAGTTTAGTGACTGATTCAAAGTTCCTAACATCTCCTCTAGCGAGTTGATAGATTGAGCTATACCATCCCCATTTTCTCCCGAACTGCGCCCTAGTTGAATAATCGCCCTCCCCTCCTTCTCTAAATAATTCGGTAAAGCTGCTAGTAACTCGCTTCCTAAATTCCAAAAAAAAACCTGTGCGCCCAACACTATATCTAAAGGCATGAGCTTCATTAGTTCCGCGTATTCATCCGTCCCTTCGTAGTCTACTATTTTGTATTCCTCCTTTATCTCAGTTCCTATAGGTCTGAATAGTACAGCCATTGCTCTATTCATATTACCCCAGTCTCCTATGTACTTATCCAAGTCTACATACTCTCCGAAAGTCATAGCATCTAAGTCAGGCACAAAACCAAATTTAAACCCCTTTAACTCGAACTTGTTTACTAGACTTTTCTCCTGTATAAATAAGTTGTCTAGGTGTAAGCATACCTCCTCTACAGAAGCACGTTCTATCAGCTTTACTTTGTCTGCTGGTATCAAACAAAAGCATTCAATCATTAACGCCTTTAGCTCGTTCTCTTCTAAACCTTTCGCACGTTCTAAAAAGTGCTGGTATTGTGCAAGCGTTATTTCTCTTAAGCTCTCAGGAAGTTGTATCTTAACTTTCATAAATTATATACGTTTAATTGTGTTTTTGTATTAAGTCGGTAGTGAGAGGGGTAGCTAGTTAACTTAGCTGCTATGCACTTAACATTATTCCCCTCCCATTTCTTAAGTTGACCTACCTTATATGATATTCTCCCCTTGTCGGGTTCTCTAGTTGATAGCTTACCGCGTAGCGTAGTGCGTCTATAGCATGGTTGTATTTATCTACAGGCGTGCTGCTTTTCTTTTCTAGCCAGCAGTAGTTGTTGAGTTCCTTGATTAAGTCGGTACTGCCCTCATCTATAATTAAATCGAAGTCTTGAAGCAATGCTATACCGTAAGTTACTGAGCCTTGCCCCTTAATTGTAGGCACTATGTTATTACTTACGCTTAGCTCGCTTATTAACCTAGGCTCTGCTGAATCTGCTACTATTAGACTGCTTCCCGCAAATCGTTTGTTTAGTTCTGCTATTTGCGAAGTCGTTAACGCTTGCTTATAGTAATGAAGTTTTATGTATATTTTCTTGTTTGCCTTGTCTATGCTTGTCTCTACTAAAGTAGTCGGGTCTGCACTAAAGCCGAAGTCTTGCCCAAATACGCTCGGTGCTACCTGTTGAAAATTGCCTATCGTCCAGTTGCTAAATATAACGCCCTCTGCTTTGTCAAGCCAACCTCCTAGTATTTGATGCTTAAACTTCTCAGGTCTTCGTGTGCGGATGTTCTCTATTTGATTAATATAACTTTCGCTGAGATTGTCTAAGTTGTCTAAATAGGTTGTGTGTATGTAAGTAGTGTCCCCCTTTGTGACGTTGCTCCCTTCCTGTATTCCTCTTACTTCAAAGAATCGGTTATATATCCAATGCTCCTTTGTGCTAGGATTCATTATTAATATCACCCTGTTCTGTATTCCTTTCGCCCTTACTGATAAATCTATCTTATCGAAGGTCTCCTCATCGGTTAGCTCTTCTGCTTCATCAAGTACCCAAGTTGTCACCCCTTGCAAAGATTTGAGGTTAGCTGTTTGGTCTCCGCTTGAGGTCTTAATACCTCTGAATAATATACGGCTTCCCGACTGCTTATTAATTATTTCGTCTTTTGTTATATGAAAAACGTCTTCCATTCCTAAAAACTCTATTTTTTCCAAGAACTCGGGAATAATAGATACGCCAGCTGAACGCAAAGTATAACGAGTAAAAAGAATAACATGCCCTACCTGTTGAGTTAATAAACATAGTAACGTAGAAATAGCGTAAGACTTACCCGAGCCACGTCCACCTGTTACAATATAGTAACGGCTATCACTATCTAAGACTAAGTATTTTTTATTTATCACCTCTTAGGCGTTTGATAGCGTCGTTAAAATCAAAGTTAGTAGTTAGTTCCCCTTTTACCTCGTTTTCTGTTTTCTTAGGCACGAAGTACTGAGCATACTTAGCGAATAACTCTAAGTACTTACTAGGGCTTTCCTTTAGTACTTTTTTGAACGCATCCTCTATGTTAGGCACTTGCCCCTCTAAAGTTTCTATAAATATCTCTCTCGCTTCTTTAGTGAGCTTATTTTCTGCTCCCTTAGGTCTACCATTACCCTCCTTGTTTCCTTTCTTAAATGGCATGTTATTTTGTGTTATTTTAACTTTCAATTCATATTTAAAAGCATATCGAACTGCTCTCTATCTATGTCTATTATTTCCACGTCTAGGTCGTCTTCTAAGTGTTCTACAAAGTCAATTATATACTGTCCGTGTTTTACGTGTTCTATTACCTCTCGCATTAAGTCCATGTCTCCTACTGACTTATTGAACTTTATGTAATAATACATCATTGATATTGATTAAAAAGAGTTTGTAGTTTGTTTAGTACGCCCCTAAAACAGCTTCCGCAGCTTGTAGGCTTAAAGTCGTAGTGTAGAACTCTGTTATATATTTTTACGAGTTCCTTCTGTTCGTCGGGTTTAATCATTGTCTTAGGCTTGCTAAAGAAGTCTGATAGATAGTTGTATTCATTCTCTTCTAAGCACTCAGGTTTGTTATAAGGGAATATCTTATTGAGTTTCTCCTTTCTGTCGTCGCATCCGCAGTCGTCACCAGCTATAAACTTAACTAGCTTTTTTATTCCTGTAGCTTCTGTTACTTTCTCTATAGTGTCACCTAGGCCCTCGGAGGTTTCCTCGTTTGCCTCGTTGAATCGTTCTTTCCATTCTTTATACTCCTTAGTTCTTTTGTCTAAGTTCTCGTAGTATTCGTTATTCTTCTCCATTGTCTTCTAGTTTAACCCCGTATACGCTTCTTTTAGGTATGTAAGGGCTTGTTATTAATTTGCGTTCCTTGTATTCGTCAAGTCCTATCCTGGTGTAGATGTCCTTGCTTAAAATTATCTCTTCATAGTCAGGGTACTTTTCTATAAAGTCGTCTATTATCTTAAATGCTTTTCCT